GGACCAGCAGTGCAGGCAAAAGGTTTTGGTTGGTCTCTTGGAACTTTTGGTGGTGAGGTTGCAGGAGAACCTACAACAACTCTTTCTGGTGCAATTAATTCTACAACCACAACTGGCATAATATTAGCAGACGTATCACAATTTCCAGATACAGGTACAAATTTTATAAAGATAGGAACAGAGGAGATATCATACACAGGTATAAGTGCATCTAATGAATTGACAGGTGTTACAAGAGAAGTTAGAGGGACAGATGCTGCATCACACGGTGCAGGTGATACTGTCACCAGCACAACAAACTTTGTGGCCTGGGGTGAAGCAGCGTCAGGAGATTTGGTATTAGAACCTGGTATGTGGTCACTAGATAATTTTGGTGATAAGGCTATCTGTCTCATACACGATAGTGCAGTATTCGAATGGAATTCTGCAGCAGCAGGAG